AGGAAAACCTTGTCTTGTGTTCTGATACGGACACATTGAACGATCTTGTTTTACGTATCCCTGAGTTCCCTCACGTGGGGAGTTCAAAGACCGTTGCGAAAAGATTGATTTCTCAGCGCGCAAAGGAATTGGGATGTGTGTTTAACAAAGACCTGAAAGTCTATGAAACGGCCTAAATACCAGCTATATGCAACCGCCTTAGATAGCTTCCAAAATTATTTGGATGCGGAAAAGAATTGGGAGCGGTTCTATGGTGGTAGCGAAGATCCGAAATACTCGGTTGAGGAGTACGAGGCTATGCAGAGGCAGGAGCTTATCGATCGAATCAACCGGGTTCCTTTCGAATCCGAAGCAGCGGACCGTGGGACGGCCTTCAATGAAGTGGTGGATTGTATGATCTTAGGTAGAAACACCGAACGGGAAGATATGCAAATTACCTCATTGAAGGATCAGGGAGTTATTCAGGTTCAATTCAGAAACAACGTCTTTGACTATCCCATATCCCTTTGCCGTGAATTTGCCGAGTATTTCAAAGGTGCCGTTCCGCAGGTACGAACAGAGGGGGTTTTACAGACCAAGTACGGCTCCGTTCTTCTTTACGGGTATATTGATGAATTGATGCCCCTTTCGGTTCACGACATCAAAACCACATCCAGATATAATGCTTTCAAATTCCGTGATCACTGGCAGCATATCGTTTATCCTTATTGCTTACATCAGGAAGGAAGTAGAATCACCCTGTTTGAATATAATGTAGTGAAGTGGGGCAAGGTGAATGAAACCTTTACGGAGCCTTACAATTTCAATCTTGCAAGGGATACGGAAAGACTTCTGAATCACTGTGAGCGGTTTATTGAATTTCTGGAGAACAACCGGGAATTGATTACAGACAAGAAAATATTTAATCAACTAAATCATGAATAAGAACATCAAAATCGACCTTACGGCATTTGCCGGGGTTGGAACAATCAACTTGACCGGAAAAAGCGGTAAGCCTAAAAAATGTCTGGTTATCCCCATTGAAGATAACCACCTGTATGAAGGTGAAAAGGGAATTTATGCTGACTTTATTGCTTGGGAAATGAGGGAACGGAAAGAGAATGGAGCCACACATTTAATCAAACAATCCCTGCCGAAAGAGGTTAGGGATGGTTTAACGGATCTGGAAAAGAGGGCCCTGCCGATTTTTGGGGATTTAAGGGATGCCATGACCGAAAAGAAAGAGATGGAAACGTACAGCGTACCGGCCCAGGCCGGATATGCAACAGCTCCCGAACCGGTAGACGATTTACCCTTTGATTAAGGATTATGGTCTTTAAGGTAGTCAATGAGCAAACGAGAAAAGCAGCCATTTCCTACATTGAAAAGCTGAAGGATGGAAAGCGGTATGATGTTTCAATCTCCCAACACAGGGAGAGGCGCAGCATACCGCAGAACCGCCTCTATTTTCTTTGGCTCAACTGCATTTCCGCAGAAACGGGTAACGAGGTGGAGGACTTGCACGGCTATTTCAAAGACCATTTTCTTGCCCGTAGGGTTGTCGTATTCGGTGAGGAACGGAATGCTGCAATAAGCACCACTAAGCTCAACACCGCCGAATTTACCGCTTTTCTGGACAAGGTACAGCAGTTCGCAGCCGGAGAAGGTATAATACTACCCAACCCCGAAGACCTGTACTTCGAGCAGTTTTACCAGCAATACAAAGATTTAATTTAAAACTTATGGCAAAAAAGAACCTTCCCTACCTACCTCTTTATACAGGTGACTGGATCAAAGACTGCAACGTATTGAGCCTTGAGGCCGAGGCTGCATGGTTGCGTATTATTTTCAAAATGTTCAATAGCGGTAAACAAAGCTCTTACAAAGTGCCTACAAAAGCTCTACAAAACTTATGGCGTGTAAGCGAGGAGAAAGTGCTTTGTATAATCGAAGAATTGCAGGACAATGACATTTGCGGAATCGAACAAGAAGATCGCTATATCACTTTCACGTCAAGGAGATACGAAAAGGAGAACCGAATCAGCGAAATACGGAAAGAGGCGGTATCCATGCGCCACGATCGTAACAAAAGTGATGCAAACACCCCTACAAACGACTTACAAAACGCTTACAAAACCGATACAAACAATGTACAAAACGCTGAAATTGAAATTGAAAATAATAATATAGATAATACTAAGATAGATAATACTACTAAGAAGATTAGTAGTAATACGCGAGGAAAGAGGGGTTTTGATTTTTCGGGCATAGAAGAAAGTTTTGTCCCAATCCTGAGAATGTGGCTGGACTACAAAAAAGGCAGAGGCCAAACCTATAAAACCCAAAAATCCTTCGAGCTGATGGCCGAGAAGTTGATTCAGCTTTCTCGTGGCGATCCGCAAACAGCGGAAAAAATCGTCAAACGGAGCATGGCCAACAATTGGGCCGGATTATTTGAATTGAAAACAACAAACAATGGAGCAAATAATGGAAAAAACATTGGTAGCAAAGTTCATGAGGTCGTTACAGACCCAGCAACAGGCGATTTCTCTGACGACATTTAGGGTTGATCGGGCCGGGTACGGGGAACTTCGGGAATTGCTGGAAATAGCATACAAAAACGAAGTTGAGAGGAGAAACGGCGATCCTGTTATTACCCCGGATCTTGAAAGGAAGATCTCCACAGCGACAAAGTGGCTGATAGACGGCAAGAAACCCGGGCTGCTTTTGTTTGGATCCATCGGATCGGGTAAGACAACCCTTGCCAGGGCCATCATGCGGACTATCAACTATCTATACTACTCAGTGTATCGGGATCAAAGAAAGGAGATAGCAGAGATTTCAGCACTTAACCTTGTCAAGCTGATCGCCACAGGAGAAAAAACCGATGAAGAATCCTTCCTGCGATTTCAGAAGCGTGAGATGCTTTTTATCGATGACCTGGGCTTGGAACCGGCAGCGATCAAAAACTACGGCAATGAGATCCTTCCGGTAGTGGATCTGTTGTATTACCGACACGACCGGATGTTGTTCACGATCTGTACCAGCAATCTGGACATGGAGGGCTTGGAGGAAAAATACGGAAAACGAACCGGCAGTCGGTTTTATGAGATGTTCAATCGGATAGGATTCACAAATGAAGATTACAGAAAAAGGTAAGATGAAGAAGCCGAACCTAAAGGCAAAACTTGACAGGGTATTTTCCGAGTATATCCGTTTAAGGGATACCGAAGGACACACGAAAGACGGGTTTTTCAAATGTATCAGTTGCGGACAGATTAAACCCTACTCCCAGGCGGATTGTGGGCATTATATCGGTAGGCAGCACATGGCGACCAGGTATAACGAAATAAACTGCAATGCTCAATGTCGTTTCTGTAACAGATTCAACGAGGGCTTGAAAGGCGGTTATCGTCAGGGGCTTGTTCAAAAATACGGAGAGGACAAGGTATTGTTGCTTGAATCACAACAGGTTAAAACCGCAAAAATTAGCGTTTTTGAATACGAGGAGTTAATTAAATTTTACCAACAAAAAATAAAGGAATTTTAAAATGGAACCCAAGGGAACACAAACACAAAAAGAAGCGATTTTACGGCACTTGCAGAGTGGCAAGACCATTACACCGCTTGAGGCGTTGAACCTTTACGGATGCTACCGCCTGGGCGCAAGGATTTGGGATTTAAGGGATGAGGGGTACGTGATACGCAGCGAAAGCGTCAGGCAGGGGAAAAAGACGTTCTCGTCTTACAAACTAATCATTCCCGTTCATGCCGAGCAGTTGGCGTTAAATTTTTAGGGTTATGGGCAACAAGGAATTATTGGTGTTAATACTAAAACTTGCCCAGGCACAGAAAAAGGAGCAAAAGGCGCAGGCGGTGGTTGGGTATCTGACACGGGAAATCCTGCGGTACATGGGAAAAATGGAAAAGTGCGACCCGGAGAATATGCTGAAAATGCAGGAGTGCTACGAAAAGGGGCTTTTGCCCGATGCAAAGACCTTTGAGCAAATGGTTGATGAACTGAAAAATTAGGAAAACAAAAAGAACAATGGAAACAATGGAAAAGGAACACAGGGAAAAAATGATTGAAATGGCGATTCTGCTATCAACGCTGGCAACGCTGGCAGTGGTTTTTATAATGGTTTTCGGTGTTGTAATGTTGGCGATGTGATGAATTTATCCGAGATAATCCCCCTTGTCGTTGTATTTGCGATGTACACTACGCTGGTGGTTTGTGCTGCCTGCTTGGTGGTTTGGGGGATTAAAAAACTGCTGAAAATAAGAAACAACAAAACAACATGAACACAATCAAATTCATACGCTTATTTTTTAAGATGCTCGGCACACCTGCTTGGTATCAGGGTATTGACCACCCGACAATATGGCAGCGAATTACTTGGCGCACAAGCCCGGCAACTGCATGGAAGGTAGCCAAAATGTGCTACTTCGAGTAAAGTTATAAAACAACAAAACATGAAAAACAATATGAACACAACATTAGAACTCCCCGAAGGCAGCAAGGCTACCATTCAGGGAAAAGTAATTGACGGCAAGAATTACCTTGTCGTTGAGGTGGAACGGGAATCCGAATTGAAAGAGGGGGATATGTGTATTTTTTGGGATAGCAATCCGAGTTTGGCGCTTATATCTATTTATCAGCGTTCCGTTTACAAAAGGATTGATGACAATGGTCGTTACGTTGACCATTTGGGTTTGTGCTGGGACAACGCCATCAAGTGGGATGGTACAAAGGAGCAGTATGAAAGGGTTTTAAGGGGCGAAATTTAAGTTTACAATGCAAAGTTAAAACACAACTTTAAAAATGGAACGAAACCGGCCCCTTTCTATTTATTGACATTTATCTACAATATAAGCTTATAAAGAGTTAAAAAATATAGATTTAAGGCCGATGAGTAAAATAATAACCGACAGCGAATACGTTAAGCAGCAAGAGGAAAAGTTGCACACAATACGGTCAGAGGTACTCAAAGAGATGAAAGAGAGGGACTGTAGCAAGCACCAGCTGGCAAAGGGTACCGGGCTGGCTTATCATACTGTCCATGATTTTTTGTCTGAGCGCAGGGTCCCCAAGTTTGATACACTCATGCGGATAATTAGGTACTTGTCAATAATGGTGAACTTGTAGTAAAATGCCAAATCCGGAGAACATAGAAAAGCATAAGTTCAAGAAAGACCAAAGCCGCGAGGAAGCCGCGATAAATGGCCGTAAGGGTGGTATTAAGTCCGGAGAAAGTCGCAGGGCACGTAAAACGCTGAAAGAGGCCTTGCTGGGTTTGTTGTCCGAGGGTGATATACAGGACAAGATGCTGCATGGTCTTGTATTAAGAGCCATGAAGGGCGATGCGGCAGCTGCCAAGCTGATTGCCGAGCTGATAGGCGAATACAAGCAGAGCATTGATGTAGGAGTGGCAGATGTCGGGTTAATAGTTGAATTTGATGAAGGAGAGGATTAGATTAAACGGGAAGTATTCACCTCTGCGCAAGTTGAGGACACGTTATGCGGTGATCACCGGAGGCCGTGGTTCAGGCAAGTCCTTTGCTGTTGCAGTCTTTATTCTTTTCATCACTTTCTTCACAAAGAAAAAGACGATCCTCTTTACCCGCTACACATTGGTCAATGCGGAAACAAGTGTGATGCCCGAGTTCCTGGATAAGATCACACGGGGAAACATGGGGCATCTGTTCACAAAGACAGGCAATGATATCATCAATAACGTCACCGGCACACGGATATTATTTCGGGGCATCAAGACTTCAACGGGGATAAACACGGCAGCCTTGAAGTCAATCCCCAATCTGATATTGTGGGTGAATGATGAAAGCGAGGAGCTGGTGGACGAGGTTACTTTTGACACGATAGACCTTTCACTTCGGGATATTGACGAGAGCTGCCATGTATGGCTTGTTCTCAATCCTCCCGACATTAACCATTTCATTTATCGCAAGTTCTTCCACAATAACGGGGTTGAGGATGTATGGAATGGCATCAAGGGTGATGTGACCTACATACACACCACCTACCTGGACAACCTGAAGCACCTGCCAAAGGATTACATTGACAAGGCCGAAAAGTGCAGGGAAGTTGATATTGACAAGTACAACAACGTATGGCTTGGCAAGTGGGCCTCCCTGACCGAGGGCAGAATCTACAAAGGCTGGAACCGGATAGCCGATACGGACTACCCTACCGACCTACCCTGCTGGTACGGGGTGGACTGGGGATTTTCAAACGACCCGGCCGCCGTTGTGCGGATCTGTTTCGATGCTTCGACCTATACAGTCTACCTGCATCAGGTCCTGTATGAAAAAGGATTACTCACAGCAGCCATAGCAAAGTCCATAAAGGACGATATGCTCAACAGGGCAAGAACGCTATACAAAACAAGCACACTTGATGTAATGACCGAAAACGGGGCAATACTGATAAACGGGTATAACGTTGATCGGTTGAGTTCCTTTGATCCGAAGGTATTACCCAAAGAAGTGGCACAAGAGCTGAACAATATCCACACATACGTTGGGGAGGTTTACTGCGACCCGGCCCGGCCGGAACAGATACGGGAAACAAAGATCATTCACGGGCTGATGGCTACCGGTGCGGTCAATAAGGATAAGACGGGGAGGATTGAATATATGAAATACTTCAATGTCTGCTATACCGAGAGCAGCAAGGATCTACACAATGAGTATGTCAATTACCGCTGGAAACAAAGTAAAACAGACAAGACAAGGTATATCAACGAGGCCGAGGATGGAAACGACCACTTGATGGATGCGCTCAATTATGGCGTGGCTACCCATTTAAGGCGTTTGGGAATAGCAAACAGAATAGGCGAACAATAAAATTAAAACTATGGCAAATATTTTCACATTCGGCAGAGAGATGAAAACACTCAAAGCCACAATAAGCGAACTACAGGAGTTGCAGATATCACAGTCCCGACTGCTAAGGGAGAAGAAAGGCTACCTGTATGGGGACAACACAGACAATGAGTTCTTGCGAAAATTGTTAGGCGTTACATTCTCCACTACCGACTTTGGGGACTTCGGCAGGGAGGAATTGTACCTGACATATCGGACCAATAGTGCGGTATTTGGTATTGTCGACAGGATCGCAAAAGCCTGCGGAGAGATTGGGCAGTACATTGAGTTATTGGACAAAGACGATAACGTGGTTGAGGACAACCCGCTTATAAAAGTCTTAGAAAGGCCAAATGACAGATTCTCGCTTTATCAGCTTTTATATGCTTGGGCCACCAACTACAACGTATTCGGGGATGCGTTTGTATATGCAAAAAAGGAAGTTGGAAAAGACTTGGGTAGTATATCCGAAATGTATGTCATTCCAGGTCATAGGGTGAAAATTGAGAAGGGTGACTGGAAAGAGCCTATCAAGGGGATAGAGATAAGTGGCTCGGCTGATACGGAAGTGATTGACAATGGGCAGTACTTCCAGTCATTCATCTACAACTTGGATTCCAACACTTACTTTGGATTCTCTCCTTTGATCGCTGCGGCCTACGATTGCCAGCTGCTGAAAAAGGGCAAACTACGGTTGAATACATCTATGGACAACGGAGGCGTAAACGCTATCATTGCCCCGGCAAAGGACAAAGATGGCTTTGTCGTTCCACAGGCAGCCAACGAACTGGAAAAAGACCTGAACAGCAACAAGAATGCCAACAGGACCATGTTCCTTCGTCAGGCCGTTGAAGTAACAAAGGTCGGAAGCACACCTGTTGAGCTGGGAGTGCTGGATGGAAGCAAAGAAGCTGTGACTGCCTTGTGTTTCGCGTATGGTATTTCGGTAGACTTGTATTACGGACAATCAAAGTACGAAAATGCCAAAGAAGCCAAAAAGTCCCTGTACGAGAGTGCAGCCATTCCGCTCATTAATGTGTTCTGCAACGACCTGATGAACTTTGTAAAATACGATGAATCGGGCAATGAAATCAAGCAGTATGCAGGGATGAAACTGTCACTTAATACCGATAAGATTGAAGTTCTTAAAGCAAGCACCACAGAGGTCTTGACAAATCTTAACCTGATGAATGCCACCCTGAATGAGAAACGCGAGGCAATGGGATACGCGGAGATCGAGGAGGATTACGCCAACAAACCCATGCTGACATTGGGTGTTCAGTTCGGGGATATGTATTCTCCGGATATAAACGAGAATGAGTAAGCGTAAAGTCATAACCCCTGCCATGCGAGCCCAGCAGACGGTCTTACGTTTGCAGGCACTTAGGCTGTCAGAAGGATATAAAGCCAAGATTGCCAGGGAGCGGACAACTGCTATACGTAAGGCGATAAAGGAACTGTCCAAGTATCCCTATTCAGAGTGGGAGGGTATGGCAGCTGACCACATCATCAAAGAGCCAAAATTAAAGGAAACCATTACCAAGTTATATCTGAATGTCGGAACACCTGTTGCACGGGTAGCGGTGAACAGGTTCCTGAGTAGAAAAGCGGACACCTCGGATATGTGGGAAGAGGCTCTATATGAATGGACCAGAAAGCACATGGGCGCAAAGATTAGCCTCATGGAGGCTGCTGTAAATGACTGGCTCAAGGATCAGGTTAGAAGGGTCATTGAGGAAAACCCAGGTGCAGGGATAGAGAAAATGACACAAATCATGCAGCGGTCAGTATCTCAGAACTGGAACACTATAAAAGAATGGCAGACACGAAGGATAGTTCAGACGGAAACCATGAGTGCGATGAATGTCGCAGCCTCCGAGAGTATCGACTTGTTGGGAATAGACTACGAAAGGACCTGGAGCATTGCAGGAAACAACACACGACCCACGCACGAGGTGATGGATGGGGTTACTATTCAGAAAGGAGAGTATTTTAACGTGGGAGGCTATCTGATGGCTCACCCGATGGACGATTCTATGGGTGCTCCGGCAGGGGAAATTATCAACTGTTCATGTTGTGCTATTGATATGCCAAAGGATAGCGGACTAATAATTTAACCATATCAAAACAAAATATATGCAACCGATTGCAAAATATATGCAACTGGTTGCATACTTTTTAATTAGCGTTATGTAATCAGGTATTTTAGGGCGTATAAAAGCGCGCTAAAATGGAGAAACTTGAATACAAACAGGTCGCCACTACTTTTGAGGTCAAAAAGGAGGGCGATAACCTCTACATAGAGGGTTACGCGGCCAAGTTCGGCAACGTAGATTCGTACAACGACATAATCCAACAAGGGGCATTTGCTCTTTTTTTGGCATCAGAGGATGCCAAGAGGGTAAGGTTATGCTATCAGCATGACTTCGATAATGTGATCGGGGTCATAGAATCCATGTATGAGGATGAGCAGGGCCTGAAGTTCAGGGCCAAAATCAGTAATACCACATTAGGAAAAGACGTAGCCACACTATTGGAGGATGGAGCGATCAATGAGTTTTCCATCGGGTACAAGACAGTAAAGTTCGCGATGGATGAACAGCAGAACATCCGCACCCTTCAGGAGGTGTACCTCTACGAGATAAGCCCTGTAACAAGGGCAGCAAATGAAAAGGCAACCTTGCAAGCCTCTGAGCGCAAGGAAGAAATTAATAACATTAAAAAAGATTCAGAAATGGAAGAAGATTTGAAAAAACTGCAAGCTGAACTTGCAGAAGCTAAGGAGGCCAGGAAGATTGCAGAAAACGCGCTGGCCGAAGCTGGAAAGGTGAAAGACCTTGAAGAAAAAACCGAAGGCTACAAAGCCGACATTGAGAACCTCGATGCCTCCATCAAACAGATGAGCGCACAGATCGAGAAACTGAGCAAAAGAAACGAGGGGAAATCCTTTGAAAAGGTACTTGCCGAAACTTTCAACTCCGATGAGTTCAAGAATGGACTGAAAGACGTGGTTGAAGGCAAACGCGCCTCCTTCTCACAGGAGATAAAGCTGGATACTTCAGCAGTCACAGGTACGGCTAATTTGACTATGCCCAACACTCAGGTTGAGGCAGATGCTCAAAAAAAACTGGTTTTGCTGGGTAGTGTACCTACCTACACAGTTCCCCAGGACAAGAGCGTTATCATGTGGCCCGAGGGATCGTTTACCGACAATACCGGATATGTCGCAGAGGGTAACGCTCCTGCACAGGCATCCTCGGCAACCCTTGAAGAAAAAACCCGTAAGATCGCCAAGATCGGGGCAAAACTTCCCTTTACTCGGGAAACATCTACCGATATGTCTTACTTCTTGAATTGGGCAAAGAACGAAGCTATCCTGGCAATCCGCAACAAAGTGGATACCGAGATGATCTCTGGGGAGGGAGCCGATGGTGGCGATCATACCAAAAAGGTTTATGGTTTGATCACCTCCGGGTCCACCGCCTTCAACGCTGCCACAGCCGGTGTGAATGGAGCCATCGCAGGTGCACAGATTTTTGACCTGTTGAATGCGATTGATTCGCAGATCTCCATAGGGACCAATGATGCCTATCAGGCAAACTTGATTTTGATGAATCCCTCGGACTTCGCCAAGTATCGTTCCCTGAAGGATAATAATGGAGCCTTGTTGTTCCAGTCCAACGGTGGTGTTTATTCCTACATGGGTAAGACTGTAAAACAGACCGCAAAACTTTCCGCCGGTCAGATGATCGTCATGGATACCGCAGCCCTTCAGATGTACGAAAAACTTGGTTTTGAAGTTGAGATTGAAAGAGTGGCTTCCACCGACAGTTACGTGATGTACCTGCGTTGGAGAGGTCAGTTCGTTGTTCCGGCCAACAAGAAGAAAGCCGTTATTTATGTGGCAAACATTGGTACAGCAATCGCTGCCATTACTGGAGCTGATACCAAACTGAGCATGGGCGTGGTTACCGTTAGTGGCCTTACAGCCGAAAGTGCATTACTCGCATCCGCAAAACTGAGCTGGGACTCCCTCGGGGAAGGTGTGAAATACAAATACTCTACCGACAATGTGAACTGGGGTGATGCCATTAATAATGCGTATGTTGAATTTGATGATCTAACTCCCAATACCGATTACACCTACTACATTAAAGCCGTCAAGGCCGGAATGATAGATAGTGACAGCCAGGTAGTTTCCTTCAAAACTCCGAAATTTACAGAATAGTCATTATGTCCAAGAAATCAATAAGCAGAAAAAGGGTTAAGCCGCTTTATGAAAATAAGGCGGTAGCCCCCTTGGTTGTAAAGGGTAATATCCGGATCGTTGTAGTGAAAGCGCATGACGGGTTGAAAGAGGGAGAAAGCTACGTGAAGGATGTGAACACGGCGGCACAGATGGTAGAAAAAGGATACTGGAGGTATGAGTAAGCTAAGATACACGGCAATCGGTACAAACGCAGCCATCAAAGTGGCTGATTTCAAGACCTATATGCACATAACTGGCACCACCAATGATGCTGCGCTGACCGATGTGCTCAGCCAGGCGGCTATCCGTATCCAGGAGTATGCAGATATAGCCCTGCTTCCGTGTACCATAGAGCTTGAAGGAGAAGGAGAGATCATAAAGTTATACCAACACCCCGTAGACGAGATAACCTCGGTAAAGGACCTTGTTGGTGGCTGGGATGTGGATTATGTGAGCGATTACCGCAAAACCCTTATCGAGCAGATTGATTCAGATGCGGTTGTAATAACCTATACTACCCTACCCACAAGTGCCGATACGGACAGGTTATTGAATTACGTGTATGAGATGGCCTCTGCCATGTGGGACGGAAATACCGAGGAACAGAACAAAGTATATCAACGTATCCCAATAAACTTAAGATAATGCTGAACAAAACGGGTAACATACAGGCACGAAAGTACACCGAATCCGTTGTCTTTTATACCACAACATCATCCGTAGATGACTACGGGATGGAAACGGTAAGCGAAGTCAAAGGAGACACGTATGATGCCGATGTTACCCAGATGTCGCAGTATAAAAAGCAGTTGTATTTCAAGGATGCGCAGGTCACAGGGGTAGAGATCCGTTTAAGGTACACTTCCACCATCCCGGGGAAAGTCGTTTGGAACAATCATAACATCATAATCACCGGGCATGAGAACGTGGACAACCGGAACCGTGAGTTGATTCTAATAGGCAGTTATATGGAGGATGGGGTATGAGTGATGGTATGTACATAGAATTTGACCAGGCAGCTTTCCGGAAGTTCAAGTTAAACAAGCGGAAATTCGAAGATCGGGTACTTTTCAAAGCAGCTCAGGGGTTGAAGGAATCGGCAGCAAGGATTGTGGCGGTAGCGAAAACACACCTGAAGGACAACGGGAGCGTCGCTACTGGAATGTTGAGAAACAGCGGAAGTGTACGGCCCCAGGTGGATGGTACGGTGGATGCGGGATTCTATGCTGAATATGCTTACTGGGTTGAGTACGGAAGAAAGGCAGGAGGTATGCCTCCGGTGAAAA